GTAAAGGTTTGAGCCGTTCCAAGTGCTAAAGGTGTTGACCAGCTAATGGCACCTGATGCGCCGCCACTTGTAAGGACTTGGCCGCTTGTTCCGTAGTTTGCGCCCGCAATGCCTACCTGACCGGCAGGGCCAACCCTGACCCGTTCAGTTCCTTCAGTGGTGACTTTGAAGTGACCATCTGAGCCTGTATCAACAACCTCGGCCTCAGTGTTGCCCTCTGTGATCTTGTCTGTGTCTGCAGCTGTGCCGCTAGACGCCGCTGTGATTCTGCCCTGGGCATCAACTGTGATGCTGCTGAGCGTATAGCTACCAGCAGTAACTGAAGTGTCATCAAGGCTGACGCTAATCGTTCCACTGCTGGTGACTGGGCCACCCGTCGCCGTTAAGCCAGTGCCACCGGAAACATCAACGCTAGTGACCGTTCCGGCAGTACCTGCAATCTCAATGCTTCCTGCGCCATTGGTGATGGTGATGTTTGAGCCTGCCGTGAGCGTGGCCTTGCTCAGCGTGTTCCCAGTGGTATTGCCAATCAGCAGCTGGCCGTTTGTGTAGCTGGTTTGGCCAGTTCCACCGCTCCCGACAGCAATCGTGGTTCCATTCCAAACGCCTGTGGCAATCGTGCCAACGCTTGTCAGGCTTGAGGTGACAACAGCACTGCCCAAGCTGGTCGCGTCAAGAACCTTTGTCCCTGCAATGCGGAACTCTTTGCCGCTTGCAATGTTGATGTGCTCGCTGAACGTCCACGCATCTGTTGAATCAACCCAGTTAATGGTTTTGTCTGTCGCACCTTTAAGGGTGATGCCGCCACCGTCAGCCGTCGTGTCACTAGGCGTAGAAACGCTGCCAAGCTCAATGTTTTTGTCTTCTACCACCAATGTGGTGGTGTCGATCGTTGTTGTAGTGCCATTAACAGTGAGATTGCCCTGAACAATGACGTTGTTGTCGAACGTGCCAACGCCAGTGACATCTAACGTTCCGGCAATGTCAATGTTGGTGTCGAGCTTGGCTGATGTGACAGCCCCGTTTGCAATCTCGCTAGTGCCTATCGTTCCTGATGCTGCCGCTGTGATTCGGCCCTGAGCGTCAACGGTTATATCCGCCGCCGTATAAGAACCTGCGGTGACAGCAGTGTGGGCCAGCTTGTCTGCCGTGATCGCATCGTTAGCGATGTCTGCAGTCGCTAGCGGATAAGCGCTGATTTGGCTCCAGTAGGTGTAAGCAAGTGAAGTCCAGGCAGTCGTTCCGTCGCCTACCTTCCACTTGCCTGTGTCTGACTCATATCCCAATTCACCAGCTAACAGCGTCGGATTCGCTGATGTCCAGTTGGCAGCAGTATCGCGGCGCTGTTTCTGAAGAGCTGTGAGGGTGATGCTGCTCATGCTGCCCCTGTCGATTGAACGATGTATTCACGAGCAGGCGTCGCCGCTGCCGCGCCTCCGTCCAGAATATAGGTTCTTGCAGGTGTTGCCGATGCCGTCAAGCCATCGAAAATCAAGTCACCGATATCGATTGCATAACTGACTAGCTCAATGTCAACGCTCCAGCGGCCAACGATCCCATCACTAATTGTTGGCGGAGCTGCATAGCGCCAGGCGTAATCGCTAACCAGACTGATCGGCGGTGTTGTGTAGCCGTTCCAAACTTCAGCCGAGAGGTAAAACGTGCCAAAAGTGCCCTCTCGATCGACAAAATGCGCCTTGATCAGGTTTAACTGCGCCTCAGTCAGATTTGTGAAGCCCAACGACAGCGTTTGCTCTGTTCGTCGGTTGCCACGCCGAAAGCCTTTCGTCACACCTGAAAGGCTGACCTGCAACGAACGCGGAATGTCGCCTGGGCTAAACGTCCGGCTTGATGGAATGATGGCTGGGAAGGTCATGACTAAACAGGCACCGTCTCAAGCTCAATGCTCATGTTGTAGCGAAGGGGTGCAGAGTTGCTCACCTCAAACGCGCCAACATATCGCCATTGATATTCCGAGGAGCTAACAGGCGGGCTGCTGTAGCCATCCCAAATGACGGACGGCAGATCAAACGCAACAACACTGCCCTGTTGCCCTTCAAAATGATCAAGGATCTGCTTTGCCTCAGATTCCGTCAAATACTCATAGCCAAGTGTGAGGCGTTGACCAACACGGTCTGACCCTTGGATAAATCGCACCTCACCACCGCTAACACCTGAATGAACAAGCTGCGGATAATCGCCCATTAACCAAGTGCGGCTGGTCGGCTCTAAAGAAGGAAAATCAGCCATCAGATCACCTCAAAAGTGCCGTTGACAATTTCATTGCTGATCTTGGCAATGCTACTTGCATTGACCGGGAAGAACATGGCCTCAACAGTGCTCACACCGTCGCTTGAATGACGAATGCTAGTGATCTGGTAAAAATTCGTCTCAGTGCGGTCATCACCTGCACTGTTTTTGCGCTGTCTTGTGACGCGAATAACGTTTGTAGGAATTAAGCCAGAAGTGATCAGCGGAGTTGCAAAGCTGATTGTGTGTGTTGAGTGCCGACGCTTGGCAAGCTGATACTTCCCAAAGATCTCCGCGTGAGCTTGCGTTGCGCAGAAGTCAGTTAAATCAAACTGCTCCGTTGGCGCATCGTTAGCGGTAGTCCCAAAACGCACTGTGGTTGTGCGCTGAATGCCAACCTCAAAAGGTGTGCATTCACGCCAAACAAGACTGATGTTGATTTCTTTGCGATCATCTGAATCCCTGTAAGACTTGCTAAAGCTTCCAGGCAATATATTGGCCTCAGTGAATGTTGCAGCAGGCGTCAGAGCTGTGACATCAATAGCGTTGCCAGAAGTGACGGGCAGCAATGGCTGCAAGCTGTACTGACCATTCGCCGAAATAAACGAAAGCAGAAAATAAGGTGCGACCTTAGATATGTAATCAATAATATTCATTGACTGCTCAACAACGCCATTGAAAAATGTTCCATTGCTGGTGCAGAATGCAGCAATGTCCTGCAAATTGGTTACATCGATTGGCATGGATATGTCAGCTGTCGTGGCCCCCTCAGCGCGACCAATCAGCGTAAATAAATACATCGCAAGGTCAACAAACTGATTGCTTGCGCCAGTTGCATACGATCCGCTAACTAAACCGCCGCTGTAAAGGTCAACGCTAATACCCTGCTCATAAAAAACAGACAGCTGACGAGTGGTTGTGGGGTAAGAACTTGCGCTGATCCCGCTGTCATACAAATCACCTTCAATCTGCAGGAAAGTTATGTCAGCGAAAACCGTGAAGTCGTAGGTACTTGCAAAGTTTGTTGGATCTGCGACAACTGACGCGCCACGTTCGCCAAGGACTCCAAACAACGTTCCAGTGCTAGCCGGGTTGCTCGTATTAACTTGATTGTTAAGCGTGCCTTCAGCAAACACCCTGACGCAGGGCTCGGTTGTGCCATAGGCGCTTTGATAAAAATCAACTCCGATTGAAGACAAGGTTCCGCCCCAAGTTGTAGGGCTGGAGCCCGTAGTAGTCCCAACTGCTTTACCCCCAGTAATTACTCCATTAGTTGTCACTGAGTTTGCGTAGAAATTGATTGTGGAAGGATCAGAAACCCCTCCCCCAAACCGCGACCAATAATCCGAAGTCCTATCTACTCCTGTGGCAATTTCAGTGACGGTTATGTCGCTGCCATTAAAAATAATAACGCTATTCGTCGTGTCTCCTTCGCCAACTGTTAATTCTCTGAAGTTCCAATAAATGTTCGACTCATTTGGCTCAAAGTATTCAGAATAACCATTAGCGTTGCGGTATCGCCATAGATAAAAAGAGGTGTCAGCTTCACAAAAAAACCGCCCTCCCGTCATAGGGCAAACATTTGGCGCTGACGCCATAGTCGCAGAGCTTTTGTAGAAATGCGATGCTGTGACTGTGCCCTGCGAAGGTATATGAGAGATAATCCGATCACCAACCCAAGTCCTATAGGTCTGTGGACTATCGACAACACTCCCTTGACTGATCGCATAGAGAAATGTCCCCTTGAAGTTGTAACTGCCTTGTTTAATAAGCGCAGGCTGAACCCAGGCACCGCCAGAGCTGCTAGCACGTTTGCAAAACACAATCGGCACAGTGTCGCCAGCCGTGGCAACGTTTTGCTCTCGCTCTAAGTCTTGCTGAGGTTTTTTGCTCTTCTGTACGCTTGCGTCACTCCTCGACGCAATAGTTCCGACTTGGCCCTTCGGCTGGCTAGTTTTGCCGGAATTGTTAGCCATCTCAGCCTCCGAATTGATACATGATAAGTTCGAGCTCGAACGGCTCAATCAGAAAATCAGCGCCAAGCAAGGTTTGTCTTTGATGCTCAACGCCTTCTGAATCTCGATAGAAGACACGAGCGCCGTCAAAAACAAGTTGCAGGCCCGAACGCTCAACATTGTCAGAGTCCAAAATTCTAATGTTTATGCCAAGAATGCGCTCACTCATCGCAACCTCTGCCTCACTTTGTTCAGCATATCAACAGTGATTTTGCGTGTTGGCACTTGCGGATCGAGCTTGTTAATTGCCGGGTTCACTGTCCAAGTAATTGCTTCGTCAGTCAATTCAGCGCCGTCAATGCTGCCGATATACCTAGCCACAAGCTGAGCGCTAGCCGTGTCAAACGCATCCTTGCCAACATCCTGAACATAAAGGGACGCAATCACTAGATTTTCTGCCGCAATCGCTGTATCAGTAATATCGACTAAATCAGCAGTAGCCGCCAAGGTCACAGAAAGATCATTGATGGCCGCAGCATCGTTTGAGCCAAAGCCATCAACATCAAAGGCCAGATAAAAATAAGTGCCCGTAGCTTTGTTGTCTACGCCTAAAGTCTGGCCCACCTGATAAAAATTCTGCCATTGCCTTGTTGGAGTGCGGTTCCCAGAGCCATCAACCACACTTGTGCGGTCGGCGTAATACTCCATGAAACACATAATGTCAGAATCTGCCATTAGACGAGCCCCAGCTGTGAACGCACGTTGCCATCACGGCGGAGGATGTCCAGCGTTTGTTGCACTCCCGCTTTAACCGCTTTGCCCATGTCTTGCGTAGTTACAAAATTCTGATTATTCATTTGCGTCACTGGTCCCGTCTGAATGCTTACGTTGGCATTGGCTGGAGCGACAAAACCACCCTCCGCGAAACGTGGGATAGCACCTGGGCCACGAACACCGGCAAGAATATTTTGAGCAAATCCTTGGGCTTTGCGAGCGGGGACAATGTACTCAGGTCCAGCCTCTCCAACTAAACCCAATGTTGGCCCCGTGACTAGGCCACCCTGTGCAAATTGCGGGATGTTTGGCGAGGGCAAGAACGGAATCTGAGGCAACCCTAGTTTTGACAGGGCATTGTTTGCACCAGAAATGATCCTGTTTATTGCACTGACAACAGACCTAACTGCGTTTCCAACACCATTAAGAACACCATTCATAACTCCCTTAATCATGTTGGCAGCAGCCTCAAATGGTGATCTCAATGCGTTGCCAATTTGACTCAACGTATCGACCAATCCATCATAAACGAACTTTCCACCCTCAATGACTGGCTGCACAAATATGTCGTTAAAAGCCTGGGCTGCGCTCTTAATAGTTTGCCCAATCGAATTAAACGCTTGACCTATTTCATCTCTAAACGTAAAAATTGCGGCACCAGCTGCAACAGCTAACGCGACCCAGCCAACGGGGCCAGTAAATACAGCAGCAAGAACAGGAGCCAAACCCTGCACTGCAGCCACCACCGGACCAATAGCAGTGACTAAACCACCTAACAGAGGCCCAATAGCTGTGATTGCAGTGACCAATGGAGCAAAGACAAAAGCAACACCAGCAATGCCGCCGAGAGCCACAATTAAGCCCTGCACTGGGCCTGGCAATGCAGTGAAGCCAGTCACTAAGCCTTCAATGACAGGGACAATCGCTTCGAGTGCTGGCAGCAATGCTTCAGTGACCTTCAGAGCAAGGTCGCCCAGCTTCTCCTGCACACCTTCAAGCTTGTCATTAAAAGCAGCTGCTTTGTCTGCAAAATCCTGAGTCAACGCGGTGCCCATTCCACGCACTGCATCGCCACCACTGTTGAGCAAGGGAATCAACTCAGAGCCGAGTCTTTGCCCAAAAATTTGAGACGCCAGTGCAGCCTTCTCAGTGCCATCTGGCAGTTGCTGGAACTTGTCAGCCAAGTCCAGCATCACCGCATCGGTTTCTCTTGCCTTACCGTTTGCATCAGTCAGACCTACGCCAAGCCTGCTGAATGCCTCGGCTGCCGGGCCAGTGCCTTTGACGATTGCATTATCAATGCCACGAGCAAGAGCAGGAAAAGCATTTTCAAGGCTTTGAATACTTGTGTCGCTTAGTTCTGCAACCTTGCGGAACTTGTCTAGCGTCGGCGCTGCAATGCCAGTTCGCTGCGACAGCTTCGACATTGAATCAGCAGCGTCAAGATTGCTTTTCGCAAAAGCTGCAATCCCTGCCACACCTAAAACAGGCAGAAAACTGCGCATGGCACCAAGCGCACCAGACGCAGCGCCACGCAAGCGGCCCATGGCCGTGGTTGCTCTATTCGTCTGTCCCGTAACCCGCCCTAATCCTTTTTCTAACCCGCCAATCTGACTTTGACCAACAACGTTCGCCTTGATAGTCAGCGCGGTGGTCATGTCCATAGCCATGGCTATTTCTCGCGCTGATTAAGGGTCTCAACCACTGTAGCTTCGATGGTCTGCAAATCATCGAGCATCTTGCGCGGCTCTTTGACCTCATACAACTCAAAAACCCAGCGCACCGCGTTGTAATCGAGCCCCACAATCCCTGTAGCTCCGACACGCCATTGCGTCTGCAGCCTTAAAAACATCACAACAGCAGGCCAGGCAGCAGGAATGACCTCAAAGTCTTCAACGCGCTTTTTGTCTGGCATCTCAAGGCCGAACAGCTTCGCGTCTTCTGCTGTGTCGTCGATCTCTACGCCGCCAGCCCAATACTTAGCGGCGCCTATCAGTTTCCCCGCTTCTCCTCCACAAGCGAGTTGAAGAAAGCCTCAATAAGCGTGCCGGCCATCATTGGCAGCTCTAGCAGCTGCTCTTTAGTCCGTCGCGTGTAAGGGATTGGCTCACCGTCTCCGTCAACGATGCCCTCCCAGCCAACAACAACCTCATCAGCAATGCTTACGTCTGAGATCTCAATCTCAGCGCCATCAATGC